TTGCGCCACCCCTCTTTTGCGGAGCAATACACGCGCGCACGCGAGGAACAAGCCGACACCAACGCTGATGAGATTCTCGACATCGCCGACGAGATGCCTCCTGAGTACACCGACAAGGACGGGAAGACTTCCCTCGACCAGACCTACATTGCGTGGCAGAAGAATCGCATCGAGGCTCGGAAGTGGACAGCCGCCAAGCTACGCCCTAAGAAGTATGGCGACCGCGTGGCGCTCGAAGGGGTGGAGGGTGGAGCGGCTATCAAGACCGAGGACACCAACGCCAACAAGTTCCTTGACATCATCCGCAACATGGAGATGACTAAGCGTGCTGGCTGAGTTGCTCGAAGACCCAGAGGTGCAGGCGGAGTTCAACGCCCGCTCCGAGCATGACCGCATTGCATACATAGCACACGCCAAATGGGTAGCTGACGCTCACCGTTACCAAGTCCCTCCTCCGCTGGAGCAGGACTACACCGTCTGGATGATGCTGGCAGGACGTGGAGCAGGGAAGACGCGCTCCGCGGCTGAGGCTCTCTGGTGGTGGGCATGGACAAACGCTGGCTCCCGCTGTCTCGTCCTCGCGCCCACATCGAATGACATCAAGTTCACCTGCTTCGAGGGGCAGAGCGGACTACTCGCCTGCATCCCTGAAGAGTTGGTGATTGACTACAACAAGCAAGACCACCAGATAAAGCTATCGAACGGTTCCATCATCCGTGGTATCTCTGGCGACTCGTATGAGCGGTTGCGTGGCCCGCAGTTTCACTTTGCGTGGTGTGATGAGTTGGCGGCGTTCCAGTATCTCGGTGAGGGTGAGGCGTGGGACATGATGATGATGGGACTACGTCTGGGTGACAAACCTCGTGTCATCGTTACGACGACACCGCGCCCCAAAGACCTCATCATTGACTTGGTCGGGCGCGAAGGTCAGGACGTGGTGATTGACCGCGCCAGCACCTACGAGAACGAGGCGAACCTAGCCTCGACCTTCCGCCAGCAGTTGGAGTCCTATAAAGGCAGTAAGTTGTACGAGCAGGAGGTGATGGGTCAGTTGGTCGACCTTGAGGACGGGAAGGTGGTCAGTCGCTCCATGTTCAAGATGTACCCAGCCGACAAGCCTCTGCCCAAGTTCGAGTACATCGTTATGTCGCTGGACTGCGCCTACACGGACAAGACCTACAACGACCCGACGGCGTCCACCACTTGGGGTGTGTTCAAGCCACAGGATGGGCCTATGTCTGTCCTGCTCATTGACTGCTGGGCTGAACACCTGACGTTCCCCGACCTCAAGCCCAAGGTGCTAGAAGAGTGGCGCGTCAGCTACGGGGAAGGGAAGGACGCCAAGCGCCCTGACCTGATACTGGTCGAGGCTAAGGCGTCGGGTCTGTCACTGGTGCAGGAGTTGCAGGGTATGCACCTGCCTGTGCGTGCGTGGAACCCGGGCAACGCGGACAAGATGACCCGCCTCCAGATTACCGCCTCCATCTTCTCGACTGGGCGCGTCTGGCTCCCAGAGTCGTCAGTGCATAAGGGATATGTGAAGGACTGGTGCGAGGGATTCCTGTCCCAGATATGCGCCTTCCCCGACGCCGCTCACGACGACTACGTTGACAGTGCGACTCAGGCTATGCGTCTGCTCAAGGACATGGGGTTCCTCGACATCAACCCTGAGCCTCTGTATGATGACGATGATGACTATGCTTATGCCCGTAAAGAGCGGGTCAACCCTTACGCGGTGTAACTATGGCAGAACCCAAACAAGTCAAGATTATTAAGGGCGGACTCAATATCGCCAAGCGTTTGCTCGATGACAGTGAGCAGGTTGCATTGTCCGCAAGGGAACGCGCTGATGCGGGACGTAAGGCGGCGGAACTCATCAAATCCCAACCCCCAACCAAAGCGTCTGAGGCTCTCGGTCAACTCATGGAGAAGGGCGTCAAGCGAACCACGACTACGCAGGCTGACCGCACTCGTGTGGGTGGCGGGAACATCGGCGGGGCATCGTTTCCCGCAATCAGTCAGGTCGACCCCAACTACGCAGGCAAAGTCTGGGGCGTGATGGATGAGGGAACCGCGGCGAGGCTCAAGAACCTCACCGACCCAGAGACTGCGTGGACAACTATGCTCGGTTCCGCTAACCAACTCAAGACCAACCCGCTCGTGTTCGACAAGCTGAAGCGTGGGTTCGTCGACTCAATGAAGCAGGGGAACCTGTCTGACGAACTAGCTGGAAAGATTAACCACAACCTTGAACTGACGTTCGGTGCTGGCGCTGACATCCGCGACCCGAAGATATGGCGTGAGGCAAACACCTTTGAAAAGCGTGCGGCGTTGGCTGACGTGATGATGGGACAGGGAACCGCGCCCAGCAAGGGAGGTATCGCTATCGGTGGGGAGAAGAGCGGTAAGGGAGTTATCTTCAAACCGACCGACATCCTCAAGCGTGAGACTGAACCGTCCCTGCTTCACACCGAACATGGTGGGGATGTTCCGACGTTCGCGGCAGGCCCTCGCCTCTTCCGCATCGAGAAGGAGTCGGAGTTCGCGCCTGACCTGCACCCCGGCTTCCCCACCCTGCTCAAAGGCGAAGACTACGGTGTCAACATGATTCCAACACCGACCGAGGTGTATCTTCCTGACTGGCACAAGCGGTTCAAGGACAAGAACCCTGACCGCAAGTCCCCGGGCTACTACGACCTCGCTCTTGGCGTGAAGGGTGAAGGGCTCCCAAGCCAAGAACTCAACGACGAATACATCCGCCACCTATTGCGTGAGGGATTTAAAAAGGGTGGAGCGGTTGACATTGAAGCCGCAGACCGTCGCCTAGCCCAAGCCATTGAGAAGCATATGGCAAAGGGTGGAGGCGTAGACATCGAGGCGGCTGACGCCCGTCTAGCTGACGCTATCTCCAAGCATATGGCTGGCGGAGGCGGAGCCTTCAAGAAGCTAGAGTTTATGGCTGACGGTGGTAAGCTAATCAAGGGCATTGCCAAAGTAGGCAAGCGCTTGATGTCTGAGGAGCAGGTGGCTGGTGACGCAATAGGTAAGGCGGCTCAGTCTGCTGGTATGAACGCGCCCGTCACCGCAAACAAACCACTGACAGGTATCCAAGACTTCCACACATCGCTGATGGATTCCGTTCGCGCTCGTGCAATGGACGCGCAAAAGCAGATGGATTCTTGGGACTATAAGTACGCACCGGGTCAGTACGTCTTCACCGAGCATGGAGCAAAGAACAATCTCCCTCCCCTCAAGATTCTGGAGAAGTCACGTCACGGTTGGAACATCGTGCGCGAAGACCCGACCAATCCATTGAGCAAGAAGGTTATTGACCCAGCAACTGGAAAGGCGCAACGCACACCGTATGAACCCGGCTACCGCGTCCGACGTGAGAACGGAGACGACTGGTCTGAGTTCGTCATCCCTGAGTCAGCAATCAAAGGTGACGTCGAGTTGGCTCGTGGTGGATTGCTCCATATGGCTGACGCTGGCAAAGTGGTCAAAGGCGCTGTCAACATCGGTAAGAAGCTGTTGGAGAGCGGAGAAGAAGCGCCAAAGGTTGACCGTCTTAGCATGAACTTCAAAGACGTTACCAAGCGAGTTCCTGAAGTCGCGGACGCTATCGAGAAGCTGAACCGTGGCGAGATAACCAGAGCGCAGTACAACGACATCGTCAAGCTGTACAAACCAGTGACGCCTTACGCATTTGTGCCAAAACCTGCATCAAGAGACGAGGCGGTTGACGCCCTGCGTGGTGACGCGGCTAAGGCTCGATATGGCGCGCAGGCTGAGTACGAGCCGGGGGCGCGAGTCGGTCTTCGCCTTGACATCCCTGCCTACACAGGCAAAGGCGTCTGGGTAAACTCCATCCATGACGAGAAGGCAAAGAAGGTCGCGTATGGCCCCGTTGCCAGCGTGAAGAACGCGGAACTGAGCGCCAGCCAGAACGAGTCCAAACGTATTGCGCTCGGTGGCTCCAAGGCTCCTTACGCCAAGATTAAGGGCGAGTGGAACCCAATGAATGAGGAAGAGGCGGTTGCCAAAGCCCAAGAGTATCTGAGCCACCCAGAGTGGAAACAGATTGGCTTTGACCCTGAGCGCCACTCCTACTTCTACGACCGCCACACGATGGAGCCAATCACCAACGCTGAAGAGGTGATTCAGATTGGCCCGCTCGTGCTGGGCAAAAATCCCAAGTACGGGAAGATGGAAGACTTTGAGTACGCCGACGGTGGCAAGATTGCCAAGGGTGCGCTGGGTGTGTTGAAGCGCCTTACTTCTGAACCAGCATTGTCTGCCACAGAACGTGAGGCTAATCTTGCAAAGTTCTTAGAACCATCCGTTGAAAAAGGACGCCTGTATCACGGTACTGGACAAGGTGACATCAGCGCATTCAAGCAACCACCACGCAAAAAAGTTCCATCGGGTTATATGTGGGGTCAGAAAGGTGATGAGACTTACAACCGAGCCACATTCCTATCGCCAGACCCAGAGATGGCAAACCATTTTGCCAAGCGCGGAACCAAGTTGGCAGAAGATGATGCAGGGCAATATGCTGTCTATCCTGTCCGCGCCCAAATAGAGCGTCCGTTTGATTACCAAAACCCAGAGCATCGCGAGTTGCTAAGTAGATTCTTCCAGAATCAATATGACAAATGGCACAAGGCTAACCCAGAAGCCAAGCGTATGCCTGACGTTAGCATGGAGCATCTGCTTGATAACCCCGGCATAAACTTCCAGAGCATTGAGTCGCCTGAAATGCTTCACGCAATTGAAAAGCTGGGGTTTGATTCTTTCTATACGTCTGAAGGTAACGCTAAAAACATTGGCGTATTTGACCCTAAGAAGATTAAGTCAGACACAGGCAATCGTGGAACTTATGACATTAACGAACCAGAAATGAACAAAGCCGAAGGCGGTGGCGCATTCAAGAAGCTGGAATTCAACCAGCACTTTGACGGTGGCGGTATTGCATCCCCTGAAGAGGTCAACCCGTTTGAAGGCTCACGTCGTGAGCCACTGCTTACCAAAAAAGATTGGGAGAACGTCAAGCGCAACGCGCCAGCAGTCTATGACTGGGCTAAACAGAACGTCAAAGACGAAGCCAGCCAACTCAAGACAGCCAAAGGCGCAAAAGACTTTGCTCTTCGTGTTGGCGCTCAATACGCTGGCGCAATTCCTGACTTAATTAACTTTGGCTTAATGCTTCCTGATGCAGTTGCTGGTACTGATTTGGCTTCTGAGAAGCCGTGGTTTGGTAGTGAACAGATTATTGATGCAATGCACAATGTTGGGATGCTCGGAGACAACAAGTTTCCCATATCTGAGACCGTAGCTGGTGTACTAGCGCCAGCAGGATTGATTAAAAAGGGTGTCAAAAAAGGATACCAAGCATACAAGGGCATGAAACCCGAAACACCCAAGAAACGACGCGGTGGATTGACCGCAATGTCACGATAAGGATTACACATGGCAACCGAATTTCCAATTAGCCCAGACGAAGACCGCTTCATTGACGGTATCCGCATGACTGACGAAGGTGGTGCGGAGGTGGATATGCTCCCCGGCGAGGAACCTGAAGTTGAGGAACTCCCTGACGGTTCTGCTGTTGTCAAGCTAGAGGACTTCAAAGGCCCAGCCGAGGACGAAGATTTCTACGCCAACTTGGCTGAAGAGGTTGTTAGCATCAACGAGTTGGAGGCGCTTGCCACACGTTACATTGACCTCATTGACAACGACCGCCAAGCACGCAAGAAGCGCGACAAGCAGTACGAAGAGGGCTTGCGCAGGACTGGGATGGGGGATGATGCGCCGGGTGGCGCTCAGTTCCTCGGAGCCTCTAAAGTGGTTCACCCAATGATGGCTGAGGCTTGTGTGGACTTTGCCTCTCGCGCCATTAAGGAGATGTTCCCACCAGACGGCCCA